CTTCGGTCTGATCTTTGCTTTTGCCGTCAATAATACTAACGGCTTCCATAATTGCAAGATGTACTGCGCGATCCTTACACCACTTTTCAGTGTTGTCCACTAGCCAATCATAGTCAACACTGGCAGGACTATCAATATCACGAATGCTGCTTAGCACTTCGTGATGGTCATTGCGATTAACATAGTCGCTATTTTGAAATTCAATGTCTAGGACACTGCTAGTTGGCAGCTTGTTGTACTTGCTGATAAATGACAAGATCAATTCATACAATACTTTATGCTGTCCTTCAAAGTATTCGGGTTTTAAATGAGGAAGCGCTTTGCGCGTAAACATTTCATTTTGTATCAGGTTCTTAATGATTATTTCCTCAAGATTCTTTTGCATCGTTGTTTCCAATTTTAAATTCGCTTTGTGATAATAGATGATTTAATACGTCTCCGATATGATTCTTAAATTCAGAGTCTTCGTCTAGCGATTCCTTAAGCAGCCCTTCTGGAGTGCTTTCAATCTTATAGACAAATGAAACCTTCAAGACATCATTTTCTTTGTCCTCAGTGAGGCGGGTGCGTCCATATGTATAGATCACACCCGCCCAACGTCCAGACAATAATTTTATCGAGTATTGATCACTATGTAAATCATTTTCGACAAAAATATAGTCTTTTTTCTCAGTCATCTGTTTGTGTATCAGGCGATTCTTCAAAGGTGATTGCACTCTCAGGAACGCGATCAAGATCAACTTCAACGTCATTCATCATGTCGCGCAGGCCGATGGTATACTTGTTTTTGAGATATTCCGCAAAGTCAGTATTCTTAAATACAGTCTCCCAGAATTCTTTAGTCATGGTTTGAGCAGCACGCAGGTTACCAGTCAACTCAACATCCTTTGCAATGTCCCATGCTTGGTACCAACCATTCTTTGGCTTGCGAACATAGCCACCAAGAATAGCAATATCCAATAGGCCGCTCCATTTTTGAACGCCACCTTCCCAGCTTACACTGATTGGAATTTTACTTTTTTCTTTAACAAAGCGACTCTTTTCTACATTGATTACAAAGTGATAGCCTTGAATTTCAGTACCATCTTTATCTTGTTGGCGACCAATAATCCAAACATTGTCCGCACTATACATGATGCCGGTGTTATGCGTCACAACACCATTCTTAAGAATATAGTGTTCAGCATCTTTAACGCTAAGGTCATATACTTTTTGCCGCCCTATTGATTTAATTTCTTTAATTTTCATTATGTTATATTATAATATATTTTCTTCTGTTTGTAAAGGTCTTTTTTAAACGTAATTCCATTTACTCCATTGTGTATGATCGGACTTAATTCGGCGTGATATAACGGCTCTAGTTAAATTTAAAGCATTTACGGCATCTTTAATACAGTCATACTGTATTTCGTTAATCATAATTGATTTTGCACAAGGATTATTTCCACCAGTTCTTTCTTCTGAATATCTCTTAAATAATGCATCGTGCTTTCCTGTATTATATACATCTTGAATTTTTGTTTTTCTAATTTTTGCAGCTTCTTCAGACATGTTTAATCGTTGCTTTTTATTCATTTCTGATATTATAGACGGATCTGTATTAGATATTCTTTCTTTTACCTTTAAACTAATGTTTTCATTTCTATTCACTATTTCTTCATCAGATAAAGATTCATACCACCCAAACCAACCTTTCCTGGTAATGCCGTCATAATCATAACCAGTTTCAGGAATTAAATTTGCCCATTCGCTACTTTCAACAACATCATATTTAGCTGAGGCTAAAACAGCGGCATTTCGCAATTCTTCTTTTGTTTGGTATGTTCCTAATAACTCAGTAAAAATATCTTTGCCATGCGTCTTTATGTGTGACTTCCAGTAATGCCCAGAACCGCTATACGATTCATAGTCATCTTTGGAAGTGACGCACAGATATTTAAGACCTGTTATGTTATGCGTTTTTATCATCAATTTAAATGTCATAGGTATGTGTGGTTAACATACTTATTTATACAATTGACGATTTTAACTTAAACCAATACTTTACAGTCTTGAGCAACCACCAAATCTTTAGCTTCAACCCATTGGTCGCCAATCATGAACTTATGGGTATCACTACAAATGACAGTATGACCGTCTTCAAAGGTAACTTCATAGCATTCGGGCTCACCGTCTTCAAGAGTATCAGGATTCCAGACAGCAGTAACTTCCTTAGGCCCATCCAATGTTTGAACAGTATCACCTTCAATAAAGTCTTCAACGGCTTTGGTTGTTCCATCAGGCAGAGTAATAAGAGTTCCAGCAGCAACACATCCTCCGCTAACAATTGACTTAGGGAAAAGTCCGATCTCGAGGTAGGTATGGTTGATTGCAAGCAAGCAAATGTTTTTCATTGTAAGGTATGGCGTAACCATACGGAACAATCCTTTAAGCGCTTTAGCACGAGTCATGTCGGCAACGCTCTTTTCATTCATTGCATCTTCCAATTCTTTTTTGGATGCAAGGTTACCAACACTATCAATAACAATAATTACCTTGTCCTTGCGCTCCATTTGCTCAAGTTGATTTACAATATCAAACTTGAGCTCTTCAATATTCTTGATAGGAATATGCAATACTCGGTTGGTGTCAATACCAAAGCTTTCGAAGTATTGCTGAGGACTACCAAATTCGCTATCATAAAACATAAGGCAAGCATCTTTATGTTTCTTAAGATATGCACCTGCCATAAGCAATGCAAAGCTGGTCTTAAAGTGCTTTGACGGACCAGCAAGAACGGTAAGGCCGCTGGTCAATCCACCGTCAATACTGCCGCTTAATGCGACATTGACCATTGGTACACTTGTGGAGGTGATGTCTTTTTCAGCATAAAAATCGCTGTCAGCCAAGACGTCGGCTTCTTTAATTCGGCAATTCTTTTTTAGTTTTTCTAGTACAGATGACATATATTATTTCGTTGAGATATTATTATAACAGGTTTTTCTTCTTCTGTAAACTAAAAAATTCATCAAGTTCATGAGAATTATTTAGCAGCACACGTGTAGGATATTCAACCGTCTTATTCTTATTGCTTTGTTTGGTATAGTTACTTTCACTCCAAGTAACATCGCCATCAAGATACTTTACTACATTAAGCATCATATCACGAGCTGTACTTACAGGTACATTTTGGCAGATGTGATTAATCTTGGTTTTAAGCGGGTGCAATGATGCAAGATTAAAGTCTTCAGGCATCTTCATAACACGGAGACAGTCACGTACAGTTGGAAAGCTTTGAGTAAATGGATTAATCATCCAGAATGGCAATGCTCCAATCAGACTAGGAATAATACCTTTGACCATAGTAATGCCATGCGCCCAGTAACCCATACCTTTTGCACGTTTAGCGGCCATATCCCGAGCACGTCCTGCAGTTTTAGTATAACCATTCGCATCCATCCATTCCGATACAACTGTAAGATTATCACCTAAGCCGCCGTCGGCCCAGACAATAAGATTCTGTGTATCATCCAGGGTGTCATATAGTTCTTTAATATCTTTAGTACCAGTCTTGTGCATGGCGTATGCAGCCCAACCATTGGTATTGGGATCATCTTCATTGCAAGAGATATTCATTGGATCACCATCAGCATATGCCATATTAAAGATGTTTTCAATGGGTTCTCCAGGAACATTAAACCAACTAAATAGCGGAGCAGATGTACTCTTAGTAAAGAAGTAGAATGTGCGGCCGCGCTTTTGAGACAGGCCGTGAAGGCGGCTTTCAGTATAATACAAGTTTAAGCTATACCCATACTTTTCGCCGATAGCAAACAAACGGTCTGCGACTTTTTTACCCATGTTGCTGTATAAACGTGGAGCATTCTCGCCCCAAAATACTTTAGGACCTACTTTATCAAGTACATATTCAGCGGTGGTATACAACCATTCATTAACTGCACTATCTGCACTGCTTGCAGTGCTAAGGCTGCTCAAACCAGCACAAGGGCAGGTGGAATTTACAACATCAACCGATTCTGGTACATAATCAGGCTGTTTGTCAAGGTGAATATAGTCACCAGTCCATCCTTTTGTGTTGCGGATGTATTGAATGTAGTGATCGTCATTGCTTGCAAAGGGACTATATGATAATACGTATTCTGGAAGTTGTCCATCTAGTGCTTCCATGACTCCAAGTGATTCACCGCCAATAAGCGGTACGATTGATGCGTATGTGTATTTCTTTTGTGCGTTCTCCATAAATTGATTTATAGGACTTTGCCGGGACCCGTAATCTTATTCAATGCAGCTAGCGTAACATCATTCAAATGCTCACCAGAATAGTATGATGGCTTTAACATAGTATCAAGAGTATCGCGCAACTTAGTATATGCGTCTGGATTACTTTCAAGATATGCAATCTTATCAAATAGGTCTTTACTGTCCTTTACACGCAAGAACTGTGGAGCATTTAAATGGTTTTGTTCATCATAAGTTGGATGCAGGAATGGTATGATTCCATAATGAGCCATCTCCCAGAACTTCATGGTGACCCATCCTTTTTTGATAGGAATGCAATAAGTATATTTTACGCGCGGCAGCATGCTTTGCAATTCATGGAACGGTAAGCTGCCTTTAAAACGAGAGTCTGTTCCAATAGTACGCTCATCCCATTTGCCATAGATTGCTACATCTTGTACATGGTTAAGAATGGTTTCTTTCAACAGGTTGTATCGTGATGGTCGCCCCTCATTGAGAACAATCATAAAGTTGATGTCTTTTATACCAGCCGGCTCTGGTATGTCTTCACCAAAGAATGTATCCAACGACGAAGTTTCCGTTTCGGCGCTTTGCTTTTCTTTATCTTGTCCAATAAGAAAGATGGTTTCCATTGCACTATAGGTACTGGGAATGGTGTGCACTACCGTTTCATTGTCTGTATAGTTTTTACGAACTGTTACACGCGTATCTTCATCATATTGTGACAAGACAATGGTTGGCATATGAATCCAATCGCGTGCATTAGGAGGCCAGAAGCGTGGATCATTTACAATGAGAATGTATGGGATGTGGCGATTATCATTCATCCAATCCGTCATGGGTGCAACATATTTGCATAACATTTCAAGAGGACTTGCAACCTCACTAGGGTTACGCATTTTGGTAACCTTAAATGGAATGTTGGTAGTACCGGTTGGACCAGTAAATACAACACCAGCATCAAACTTTACATGATTGAGTGCAACATATTCTTTAAGGTATTCTATATTGTGTAATTTACTGTCCATTGGATTGTTCTTTTTCCAATCCACAAACTGCTTACCCCAAATGTCAACCACATTACCATTCGCATTGATGCGTTGCTTTTCGCTGCTGCTTAGACGTGAAAAGTCATTGCAACCCAACAGGTAAAATGTAATGCTAGGATTACGCGCAAATAGGTTTTCATAATACTTGGGCGCTTCGCAGTCACCGCCAATATTCCCCCATGAATTGCGATTAAACAATATGCTCTTGCCAATCTTTCCTACATATACATTCATATTATCCAATCTTAACGCTGTCGGTATTCAAGTCAACCATGTAGGTTAGAGGATCAATGGCGCCTCGCTCAATTTCTTTTTCAAGATAGGCAATTGTATCATCAAGTGCAGTTGAGATACTTTTCTTTGGGCACCAGCCAAGCGAGAGCGCCTTGCGAATATCCGCAAATATTTCAAATGCTTCACCGTTGATTTCCGGCATAAAGGTATATTCTACTGCATCTGGCACTTCATATCCACGCGCTTTAAGTACACCTGCAACAGCATCACCAATTTCAAATAGGCTACAACTTTGTCCACGCCCAAGATTGTATGTTTGGCCAATAGTGCGATCATCGGTTAAGCATTGAACGTGAAAAGCATTCACGTCATCAACATGAATAAAGTCCCTACGACGTTGGCCATCGCCGAAGATGATTGGGTTGTTACCTCCCATCATGCGAATAGCAAAGCCGGCAAACAGTGGAGGCACAGTGCGCTTGTAGTCTTGAATAGGCCCTGCAATATTAAAGTAACGCAATGCAGTATAGCGCAATCCTTTGGTGCGTGCATAACTTTCAGCAAGCAATGCAACAGCTGCTTTAGTGCTTGCATACACTGTAGTAGGATCGCTTTGGCCTTCAAAATAACCATCTTGTAGCAGCTCACAATTTTCATATACTGCACTCGTCTCAGAGAAAACAACGCGTGGGCAACCGGCTGCAAGCAGTGCATCAAATACATTTACACTACCAACAATGTTGTTGTCAACCGCACTTGATGGGTCACGATGGCAATCATAAATGCTAACCAAGCCTGCAAAGTGAAAAGTAATGTCAGGTTTGATATTGCCAATGTGTAAATGCATTGCTTCACGGTCACGAATATCGCATTTGAAAAAACGGACACGATCATGCACTTCAGGGATATATGAGCCGTGCGCAAGATTGTCAATTACAATCACATCATGCCCTAGTTCTAACAAATTAGGAATAAGATTTGTTCCGACGAAGCCGCAGCCTCCAGTAATAAGTATCTTCATAGAGTTATATATGTGGTTAATTTTTCTTTGCAATGACGCGCGATCTCAATTCACTTGTAGAGAAACTGTGTCTTCTTTTGTTGTAATGGATTGGGCAAAGGTCTTTTCCGGTGTGATTGGTACCTTGGTATTCCTCGCCAACAATGCGCACATCAGGATTGATTGTAAGAATCATATCTTCCAGATCCTTTTCGGTTTCAAAGGGAATAATTTCGTCCACATATTTGCATGCTGATACTTGTAGGTATCGCTCAAATACACTTTGAACTGGTGCGTTCTTTGTATCAGCACGATCCTTTGTGGGATCAACCAATAATCCTACAATTAGATAGTCACACAATTGTTTTGCTTCCATAAGCATTACTGTGTGGCCAGCATGAAAGAGATCGAAGGTGGAACAGCTGAAACCAATTATAACCTCGGTTACATCTTTATTTAGTTTTTTTGCTATTTCTTTTTTATTAATGTACATATTTCTGGTTTTTATCTAGTTGTGTATATTGTTTGTCTGGCAGCATTGATTTTATTTTTTAAGTATTGTAATAGATATTCTTTGTCATTCGCATATGGATACATTCTACAAAGATGACCAATCTCATGAGCCTTAAGAACTTCGACCGGCACCAATCCACTATTTTCAATAAGTTGAAGTGAAGAATCAGACGAGTCGTTCAAAGCAATTGTAGTATATAGTTTGGCAATGTCAATGACCCATGAACTATATAGTGTGATGTCATTGATTGGATCAATAAAACAAATGCTTTGACCAGTACTATCATTACTCATAATGTTACTGATGCTGCAATCTCCATGACTAAAGGATGTTGGTGTATACCACATCGCGCCATTAAGCAGAATATAGATGAAACTATAGTCGCCAATATACAGCAGGTCCTTAACGCGTTCACGACAGCGTGAAATATATGAATCGGCGCTAACAGGTTCAGATTGCAGAGGCGGATGAGAAGCGAAGGTATGAACGGTTTCCAGCACGTCGGTTATGTCACCACTGTATGTATGCAAATATTGCATACGAATAGTATCACCAATAACACTATGCACTCCTGGGACATTATAACCATACCATCGCGCGGCCTCAAACCATCGCACAACACTCTGTGTATTTTTTGATGTCTTGTAGACGCTGTCTGTCACTTTATCATAATACACAGAGTCACCACTCCAACCGCCAACCAATCTTGTGCGCTCAAAGCTTTTAACAAATTGTTCTGGTGTAATACCTTTGTCATCAATGTAGTATGCTGCAAGCTTCTTTTGGAAGCTAAGCGAGCTATACTTTACGTCATGCTGAGTTAGCCAGCTCTCAATTTGTGCTCTGTACTTGAGATCGGCCGCTTCACAATCACCATTACATGAGAGTTGACCTCGTGCGGTAACAATATGAATGCTCCAGCCATCATCACATAAAGCATTGAGTTTGTTGACAAGCGCAACATTTGGCATTGCATTTACCCAATCACGATTGTGAGTAATAGCAATGGTATCATCAAAGTCAACAACAAGAGTGGTTGTATAGTCTGAAATCATATGATGTATATATGCTTAGATGCGGCGGTTAAGAAAATCGCGATCAGCTTCTTGACCATCAACTTTGCCGCGCATATATGCTACAAGGAATGAACTGTAGTTGATTAGATCCTTACCACTATCTTCAATACTCTCAAAGTTGGGTTGATACTCAGGATCATTTTCCATAGCTTCAATCACACTATACATTCGCAATACCTTAGCTTGAATAATATCAAGAATGCTAGCTACACCGCGTGGGTAATAGTTTGCTTGACGAATGCGACTGTTTGGGTTTTGATAGTCACGACTCTTGCGTTCTTGCAATTCGGCGCATTCTTTCAATACCAGAATACTTTCTTTAACTGGTGGAGTCACAGCAGTTGTGTTTGGATTAACCTTGGCCACGTGACAGTTTCTTGTAGTTTTTACTTTGCTTAAGATGAGAAGTTTTGCTTTTGGCATGGATTCCCTTGCGACGAATTTTCTTTGGCTTTACCTTGGGGTTGCTGTTTTTCATAAATTTATTATATACTGTTTATATGGATTTGTAAAGGACTTTTTTGCATTTATTAAAATGATATCTTGTCATGTTTGGACGCCGCCCGATTTTAGCACAATAGGGACAATGAACAATATTCCAAGTTTTCTTTTTGCCTAAATGAATATCTGATAATTTTTTTCGCAATTTATTTGCAGCTTTATTCATACAATTTGTTATAATCTTCTTTAGATATAACAAATTCTTTTCCCTCAGTTTTGATATAATGATCTAGTAAGTAAAATTGTCGGCTATACACATGAAGTGATCCTACTTGCCATGTGATACTGCCAGCACTGATTGCATTGCCAGTGCGGCACACAAGATCTTCAACCAAGCAGCCTTGAATATACTTTTGCCATGCATAGTCATTTCTATATCCGGCCCAAACATCATTGCTGCGCATCTGAACAATCATATGCAGCTGCGAATCTCGAAGTAGAAACTGAACAGCATTGGTACAAATGAAGTCGCTCATTCCACCAGCATACCAGTCAGTATGCATGGTTGGTCGAGTGTAAATCATTACGGCTCTGCGGCTTTCAGGGTTAACGGTCAATTCATTGCGTACATTTTCATACTGTGCACCATTCTCTTTGCTTAGCACGAGGTAACCATAATTGCTGTTGATGAAGCCTTCAGGAGTAGCTACAGCATTCCAGATGGCAGGTGTCTTTCCAGGGATATCATTTACATTGAGACTTTGTGAAAGATACCAATCCAATTCGTTTTGAATATATTCAGCATTTTCAGATCCAAAGATTAGTGCTTCATCAGCAATGAAACTTGCACCCACGAGCTCTACGGTTTTTACACCGCTCTTATCGGTTGTGAATTTTCCAGTTAGGTATTGTTCGGCGAGCAATTTACGAATGTCATTTACTTTAATTTGCATATGTGTTTAGAATAGGAATTTGCGGAAGCGGATGATGTCTTGCATAAATCGCAAGTCATCGCTTTCAAGAATGTTTAACCACACATTGTTACCGGCCAGCTCTTCAACAATGCAACGATCAACATTAAGCGGACGGTCGCGTGTGATATATGTATACGCTTCACTAAAGAAGTCTTTAATAGCAATGCCATTCTCAACGGCCTGCCAGTTGGTATCACAATATTCATTGCTTTCAACAAAGCTGGTAGTATAGAGGAATAGCAATTCTCGCAGCGTATCATCGGTTTCGGTTTGACGCGCGCTAAACATTTGGCCGAGGCGGCTCCAGACAGTTTGGTTTTTCATAGTGTTATTATAACAAGTTAGATGTGATTTGTAAAGGATTATTTTTGCAATAGTGCTGCAATGATAAGCTCAGCATTTTCTTGTAGAGATGGATATTCAAGGGTGCTAAATTCTTTTCCATTGCGAGACATGAACCAATCCCAATCAGCTTTTGCCTGTTCTGATAGCGGAATGGATTGAGGTCTTGCTTCACTTGCTTTACGAATAATGTCGACAAGCGCGTCTTCTTTATCACGCACAGCAGCCATAATCTCTGCCTTTGCAGGATAGACTGCTTGACGAATTGAAGTACTTCCTGGTTTTACTTTTATAAGCCACCAACCTTCTCGCAATCCTTCATATGCCCAAGGATCATTATCCTGCACATATTTGTTGCCAATCTTTTTGTAGCGAATTTGATTCATGTTTTCGTATACTCTTGTTTCTGCGTTCATAATTTTATTATATCAAAGTTTAGTGTTGGCCGCCCAGATGAGTCCCAGGTTTGCAGCTGCATAACTAAACCAAATGAGTGCCCATGGGTAATTCTTTTGTGCTACATAACTAATTCCCACTGCCGCATACAGAAAGAATACTATTGTAACCATGATGTCTTCAAACTTCACGGTTTTGAATATTGATTAATTGATCTACGAGATCTGCAATGCTTTGATCATTGAGTAATACCATATCAGTATACGGTTTGCCCTTAAGACATTGCCACGCTAATCTAATACGATTGCACCATGAACGTTCTTGTGGATTATAATGGAACAGCGCAAACTCAGTGCTGCCATAACCGTCATACTCCACCCATAGACCTTCACTTCCGCAGTCACATCTAAAAAATTTACCTTTCATAATTATTGGTTCTAACAATTTAGCGGTATTTAATTTCTAGTGGATGCATATTACGGCTATCATTAGATCTGATTTGCGGCTTGGCCCATCCACGAATTGTTTCACCTTGGGCATTGTAAAAATGATTGAGTTTTGCGTGTGTTGACTGATGAATCATTTTGTTGTAATTTTTTGATGTGCTGAAGGCCTTCTCGTATGATTGCCCTAGAGTCAAGCGGTAATATAGTTTCCAAATAGTTTTCATAATGTAATTTATTTCCTTACATGATTATTATACACCATTTATGCAAGCTTGTAAAGGAAAAAAATGCGTAACGTCTGTTGTTGATTCGTGGCTCATTTGTCGCGAGTCACCTCGACGTTCTCAGGAAGAATCCGTCGCACCCGCGTTGCGGCAAATTCGTTCGGGACGTTCCATTCGTTCCCAACGGCCTGCCGTATATCAGAGGCGAGGACGACGGCGTTCGTGAGTTCGGTTGACGTGCCGCATCCCTCGATGCGGTCGATGAGTTTGTCAAGTGCGGCGTATAGTTCAGTCTGATTCAGTTTCATTGTCTTTGTGTCGGGGGGTTTGCAAGAGAGACAAGCACATCGCCGTGACACGCTTTAGGAGCGCACCAACATCCCAACACTTTCCCGCACAACTCAGGCAGTGCGGCCATGAGATCAGGCTGAGCCATTACCCATTCGCAGTATTTTTGAATTACCTCTTCTCGGTCGCCATCTTTCCCAATCTCGAACGGGTTTCCCCATTTGGACGGTCTTCCGATGTATATGTCGTGCTTAGACTTCTTGCAGTGGACAACAAGAGCCGAACAAATCGTGAGAGGCAATGCCTCGCGCACGGCTTGGTCGGTCTCTGGCGTTGGTTTCCCGGTGGTAGTGGTTTCCATAGGTTCAGCTTTCACTGCGAGCCTCCCGATCGACGTTCTCTGGATAACTGGTTGCATCGATCACGGATGTCCCTATCACCATCAGCCGGTGCTGATATTGGAAGTGTCCTCCACTCATTTTCGTTGGTTGGTGTTGTTGATTTGTGTGTTTTCAACGTTCGCTCTCGGCGATTTCCTCAGGAGTTGCAATATAGCAAACACCGTCAAAATCAGTGTCAGCATAATCATTGGCGATCGCTTCAGTTTTTGCAGCCTTAACAAGTTTCGCTGCTTTCTTTGCAGCAGGTTTTGTTGCTTTCTTTGCAGCAGGTTTTGTTGCTTTCTTTGCAGCAGCCTTGACAATCTTCACGTCAGCATCAAGTGTCGCGGCATAAAGGCCACGAGAGATTGCTTTTTCTTTGCCTAGGAATGTTTCCAGAACTTCCTTACAAGTAAGGCCGTATTGTTGGCCGGTCTGGTAAAGTGTCTTTGCTGAAAAACCAGCGGAGGCGTTGGGTTGTGCATTGAGGGCGTCAATCATTTCATTTACTTTTGTCATCATAATGTGTGTTTATTTGGTTTCCTTACGGTGTTATTGTATCAACTTTTGTCGCTCTTGTAAAGGACAAAATTCATTGTTTTGTTTCAGAAGCAAAAAACGTTGAGACAAAAAACGTTGCAAGAATGAGCGCGATTGCGGCAAGTTCTAAAGCGGCGTTTTGCATAATATTTTATGGTTTCCTTACAGAATTATTATACCATATTTTTCAGGACTTGTAAAGGAAAAAATGAAGAAAAATGCATATTTTTTTGGCCATTGAAAATCAACGAGTTACGCAAATGACCATTTTTGAGCGGAAATTCAGAGGATTTGCAGCTTCTTTACAGCGGATTGCCCAGCAGATTAAGCATAAAGGCATGAAATCCCATTTTCAGAGATTTCATGCCTTTTTCGGACTGTGGTTTAAGCCACAGACATTTTTCAGTTTAAGATGTAAACGTCAGTCCACGCCGGTGTGGTTTTTGACATATGACTTATGGCTCGGTTTGATGCAACAAATACATCAAACACATATGCTTTTCCGCGCGCTGCCTTTTTGCTTGTTACAGCAGATCCACGATCTTGAACGGTAAATTTCCCGTCATCAATCTTGTTCTTCAGTGCAGGAATATACACGCGCGTTCCAAACTTAAAGTCTGGATGCGCAGCTACAGTTATTCCTTGACGTGCTGCCTTAACGGCTGGCGATGCTACGCGGCTGCCCCAACGATCTTGTCCAGGGCAGTAATATGTAATGCGGGCTCTTACTATGTGTACAACTGTTATTGTATCTAAACGTGCCGTTTCGGCAATAGAGACAGGCGAGCAACTGAACAGAGACAGCACCAATGCTAGGGATATTGCTATTCTTTTCATTGTGTTGTTGGGTTGTGGTATTTTATTTTGTTTTGGTTTCAGAGAGAGTATCATACCACATTTCATACTCTTCTCCGCTTTGTGTATAGACTCAACTTTCGCTATAGTCTCACACGAGTGTAGAGTCAGCTAACATAGCAGTCTCCATTTGTTTTGTAGATTTCCTACAAAATTATTTATCAAAGCATTTATGTCCAAAGGACTTTTACATGTCGCACAATGGTCGTCATTGCATCTTGATCACGCTGTTCAATCAAAGATTCTAGACGATTTGTTTCAGCGTATGCTTCAGCAAAACTCATACCATACAGCGTTTCGCATGAACGCATACATCTTGATTTGTTTCCTGCGGCATCAAACGTTGGCTCTTCAAATACGCCATGAACACCAGGAAGCATCTTTGGGTAGCTGTCATCATGCGCAGCTTGCATTGCATCACGTTCATGTTTAACATAATTATAGGCATCACGCAATTCGCCATATGTTTTCTGGATATCATCAATATATTCTTGTGTAATGTGACCAGCCGCAAGTTCTTTACTCCAATCGGTGTCAAGTTGACTCAATCCTTTTTCTTTCTCTACAAAGTCAATTAGGATTGCAAACAATACACGCGGTACCAATTCGACTTTATCACAGTATGTGCGCGGGATGACTCGTGTAAGCCAACGCTGCTGTGGAATAAAGAAACCACGAATGCTCCAGTAAAGACAGGAACGTGCATAGCTGTTGGTAAATAATAGTATCAGTCTTTTCATATGTATTTTAATTTAAAATTTCCGTCATCATATATCTCAATGTATGAACATGTTTCATCGCAAAAGCTTCCGCTGTTGGCATAGGTGCAATTGGCATAAACGCGTACTTCAGGATAGTGTGTATGACCAGCTAACAATACATCGTGCGCACGGCCATGCTTTTGAACAAACCTTTCACGAATAGTATCCTTAGCTCTAATCCATGATTTGCTAAGCTGTTTGATCTTGCGTGTAAAGCGATGGCGACGATCAAACTTTTGAATCCAGTAGTATGCTCCAGTAAAGAACCATGTAATGAATGGGCGTTCGCTGATCCACTCATCATAGTTATGGCCGTGCTCTATGCGAAACTTTACGCCGTTTATCTCTATAGCATAATGATCAACCAAATCCATGCCAGCTATTGCGCTCAAGAATTCTGCGTCTTCATCATGATTGCCGTATACCAATACCACATGATGACTTTTTGATAGCTTGCGAATTTTGCTAAGAATCTTCCAATCCTTTTTATCATAGCGATGAAATGAATAGTTGTCAAACAAGTCTCCATTGATGACGAGTGTGTTAAATTTAAAGTTCAGTACCTGCAGCACCTTTTCTTTTTGACTTACACTGGTGCCCAAGTGAACATCGCTAATGACTAGCGTATTAATCATTGGTTACTGTTTCATCAGATAGTTCGTCACGATTCATTGCAGCTGTAATATAGCCTATTAGAATGGTTGTCATTTCTGCTTGAATGCGATCATCGCTCCAGCCTGATTCTTTACGAAAGTCGAGAATCATTTCTGCTATGCGCAATGACTCCATCAATAGAGCGCCATCAGCAAATACGTCATATACTTGTGTGCGGTATGCATTGCTAGACCGATGGTTGAAGCGCAATTCAACGTCAGATGTTTCTTTAAAGTGATGTGTGATAGCGACTGAGATAAGTGGAATCATAAGTGTTATTTGCTTTCTTTAAATGTTACAGTGCCTTCCCATACACCAAAGTCGCTTTGCTCGCGCATTGTCCATGTCTCAGGCACTTCTCCTTCACGCATAGGTCGCGTAGTATACCATAATGAAGAATTGCCTTCTTTAGACGTCTTCCAAGTTGCAATAACAAATTTGTTTCCAAGTGGAACGTCTACATTCATGTTTCCGCCAAAGGCCTTAGCTCGTTGGTTTTCTGTGCATGATAATAGTAATGCTGATGCAAGGATTAGTGGCAGTAGTTTCATATTGATAATTTATTGGTTTTCTAAAATGTATTTGGCGAGGATGTATTTTTCTTTTAGAGAAGGCTAACAGCTTTACCGCGAAAGGCTACAATTACAGCATTAAGTGCCGTGCCAATTGCACAAATAAGAAACATGGTGCCTAGCCAGATCCAAAATGAAGAGAAGACGAATTTAAGTATTTCAAGCATAATCGTATTGTTGTGTTAGCAGAGAATCCTATCGGTTTTTGGGAAGTGGCTTTTTTCTAGAAGAACCTTTTGATCGTGCGTGATGGTTTCCATGATCTTCTTAGCATAGTGTACTGGGTCAAATTCTACAAGTCCCACATCGTTATATCCACCACAGCTGAGGAAAAGCGCAATGTCGCGCAATGCATCCTCTGCTGCAGCTGCTTTTAGTTCTGCCGCTTCGGCTCGGTGTAGTAATAATATTGTGTCACTGTTGGTCATATTATCAAATGGTATGCTTTACTAGAGTCTGCAGCAGGTGATCATAGTCACCACTCATGCAATCATCCAACACAGCTTTAATTTCAGCAGCTGTGCGCCCTTGCTGCCGAGCTGCTTTTTGAAATGCTCCCATGAGTGAGAATGCATTACCGTCAAGGCCAACAAGTTTTAGTTTAATTGCTTCACAATGTAGTGTTTCAGTCATATTATTTTATTTCAATTGCGTTCCATTTACTGTTAAAACCATAGTATACATTTTTCTCATAGTATCTTTTGACTAGACCTTTACCAGCATTCATATTGACGATATCTTTATACTCGCTGAACACTATTTCGTCAACACTATCTGTGATGATGACCATTTTATTATTAATCATAACATTTGATAGGATTTTTACAGGTACTTCTTTAATAAAGGTTGTCTCTGTATTAGCATCTACAATCGTAGCTGGCATCAACCCAAACATCGCTGAAAACATTAATGGTAAAAGAATACATGCTGGAGAGGTTGAATCACCACTCATATCCATGGCGAATCCAAGGGAAAAGGTCAACGGGAGTAGTATAAAAAATGTAATTTCAATCCATGTCATAATTTTATTGTATTAGAGTTTCTTACCAATGAGTATATTCAACAATTGCTCCATCCTCGCAACGCCATTTAGCATGAACGTAACTTTCAACGCAGCTATCATCACATGTCTCAAAAATGCCTAAGCGTTCACGAAGATCATACATAGCTTCAACATAAGCTTTGCAGGCTCCTGCTGCTTCTTCGCGGGTGTTATAAATGATTTCTTTCATACTCTTATTATATTAGTGATTAACAACCGCAGCATGGTGCATCTTCGCAGCCGCACGGTGAGTCATTTGGAGAATCTTCAATGTCGTATTTCATATTGGTCATAATCAGTAGTGGTTTGCCTTACGAGATTATTATACACTAAAAAAAGCGTCTTGTAAAGGAAAAAATGCATGCATTTTTTTGTGTTTTTGTTGATTTTCAATGAGTTACGGCATTATCTTTACAGCCGTCACTGTATCAGCGAGTTCGCATACTTTATGGGAGATATGAAGCATTGGGCTTCCATCATACCAGACAGCATCATCGATGTATAATCCATAACCGTATACCCGATTCAGAGTGGTCAAGTCACGCACATCAAAGCCTACAAGATCATCCATGTTGATTGGTGGTTTTTCCCAGCTGAAACTTTGCATAGTAAACATCTTTTGATTGTTGCGATATTCGTCCAATCCTTCAACCCAGAATTCTTCCAGATATACATAAGTGCTGCTGCTGTTGAGGCTGGTTTTTCTTACAGTATATTCTTGCCCTGGCACAAGAAGAGTCTTTTCATCTTCAATCACATTGGTAAAATATCCCCATTCCGCTGGAGCTTTAAAAGTAATCTTTTGCCCAGGCAGAGGGAGTCCGTGCAGTTTGCTGTATTTGTTGAATATGCTCATAGGAGTGGTAGTAGTGAAGTTACGCCGTGGAAGCGATCATCATAATGAGGACCAATTGCAATGCAGGTTTTTGTTGGCACACCGCCAAACTCGGTTGTACCGTTGTCGGTTATCAGATGTGAGGTTAATCCTGCGGCCTTTGCGGCTGCATGAACAGCTTCAAGAGCGGCTTCGCTGTCAACATAACATACAATCTTTCGGAAAGAATTCTTCAACCAATGATCAATTTCATCGGCATGTGTTTCACTCCAAATGGTATCGGTACAAAACCAATATTCTTGTGTAACTGCTAAGCGCTCTTTGCGCATACGCTCAGTTAGAAATGCCATGCTGGCATGACCTCCTTGTGCAACCATTTTTCCTTTGCGCATATTTAGATCATTGCGCATTACAATTACCTGTTTAGTATTCTTCATTGTGTAGTGTATTTAGAAAATGTTTTACGTCCTTTTCAAATGTACAGTCAGGATAGGTTATACCATAGTATGCTTGCACATGATGATAGCGGCTGCTATCAATACCAATCAGTCTCATCTTTTCGATGTTATGTCTGGGATGCAGATTGTCAATAAGTACATTGTGGGCGTGTGATAGCGTCGCATGTGGAAGCGTTGTTCTTGAGCCGTATGCTAACGGATACTCATGTTGTTGCAACGTTTCACGCGTAAGAATATGACTATCATCAAAGTTCCATCCAGCTAGCTCTGATATTTTACTAGCATAATCTCGAGTACTAGCTGTAAGAATATAAACATTCTCATGCCCTAATAACTCTCGACTATACTCAATAAGAGATGCAGCAGCTGGGCGCACCTTTGTGTGGTACTTGTGACGGTCGCCATCAAGTGTAAACATAAAGTGATGGCCCTCAAAATCTGCATTAAACGATGTATGCATTAAGCATTCATCAATGTCCCAAAATATATTCTTAATCATAATGTTGTTGTAATATCCCAATGATGTATAAACTCTTTAAATCCACCGCGCCATTCCCACGATCCATCTCTTAATATGAAATCACCAGCGCCTTCAATATCAGCAGACACAAGTTGAGCTTCACAATGGCGATCAGTTAATCCCCAACTTGTATACTTGCGACCCATAATGATTGGGTATTTCTCTAATAGTGTTTTTTGTATAATGTTGTCCATTTTTACCAATGATGTATTGCGTTTGCTATAATAAAACCGCAGGTGATTAGATTTATAATCCAAAAGAATGATCTGATAGCTGCTGCAGCATCTGCTTCACCGCTGTCATTACTAATCTTATTGCCCATGGTTTTACACCATACACGCCATGCTCTCTTCATTAAAATTCGTCTAGGTAATCTTGTTGGTATTCGTTGACGCCGCATTCTTTGCATTGATCCCACAGTAGTCCAAGACCCGGTCCTTCCCAATCTCCGCATTTTAAATAGGCACAATAGCCATTTTCTTGGGTTGGCTTGGTAGGGTCACGATCCCAAAAAGGACACAGTTGCATCTTGCCAGCAGCATCACGCGTATAGCAATATGATCCTTCGGGAATCATGCTCTTGCATTGTTCAGCTGTCAATTTTAATGTATATGTTTCAATTCCCATCTTCAGATATAAGCTGATATTCTAAACGATACTTACACAATGTGAATTCAAGAAAATTCTCTAGTGCATAGCGGTCTCCATTACTGTCAACGCTATCAAGCAGATCAGCTTTACACATTCTATCATTAGTATAAAAATAAGAGGTGTGTGGAAGAACACTCGAATAAACAAAATGTACTCCTCCTAAAGCATCGACATGCGTGCACGCATAGCGGCCTGATGGTTTATGTTTGTATAGATATACCGTTTCCTCTTTCATTCTGTTAATGCTTTTGCAATTTCTTTACGACCCCATTCGTTAGCACTGTGAATATAACACTTTGGTAACTGCACACCAGCAGCTTCACATTGTTGCACTAAGTATTGAGCACATGCGCGACCAGTCAGGTTCTTAAGATTGCCATATTCAATAACTCCAGTTTGCTGTGTGACGCTAAAGTAATGAATGATGTGTTCTTCATGCAGGTCATGGTCAAATGACACTGTCTTCGGAATCATATGTTTGACCATCAAACAAAATTCTGAATAGTCGCGAACAACTACCCAATTGTCAGCTGCTATGCCACTCTTGTCCGTCAGCTTGCATTTGTCATCATAAAGATATGCGGCCTCAGGATTGCGCAAGTCGTCAAGAAAAAGGTTATATGAGGTAAGAGCCATTTGCTTGTGTACCAAATATATTGTATACCTGCTCAAAGAATTCACGCGTCATTTTTTCACTGGTTGGCGATTCAATTTCCTCAAGCAATGGATTGGTCAATACATCTTGATCGGCCAAACCATATTCACGTTTCCATTCTTTAAGTGTCTTTTTTTCGTTTTCTAAATTCATATTGTGTTTTTATTTAATAGCTCACAAAATTCCTTATATGATATTGGAATATCGCTTGCAACAATCACTGTCACATTTTCCTCATAGTGTAACCAGTCGGCTACGCTTTTCTTACTGAAAGCTTTATCCCAATTGGAACGCCCTTCACTACTGAGAATGCCGCTCTTAATTTCAGCACCTGTTATATCATTCTTACTTGCCATAAAGGTTTTCCTTTACCATTTGAGAATAAGAATCTTCGTGTTCATAGCTATTAAAAATGTAATCAAAAAGCCATGAGTTGTCTTCATCAAGATCACACTCTTCACATAGAGTAGAGTATACGGTTTCTTGAAGTTTGTTTAAATCGCTTATTGCGCTGCGCGCAGTTTCAATCTTCGCTATCTGTTCTTGTGTTAACTTTTTCATATCTTTCAGTTAATCTGTTCAATGCAAGTGCATAATTTAATTGTTTAATAGTCCGAGCATCACTATAAAAAGTTTTGCCTCGGAAAGTATACAATTCTTGTTTAGTTGTTTCTTCAGTACCAGTGGTCATATTTTTTTCTATATTCATTTATGAGAGTTTGAGTTTTAGATAGTTTGATTGCAAGATCTTCAATGCCAAAAACGGGTTGATCTTCAATCAGTACTGCTTCGATGTTGTCAATAAGACGCTGCTCAGCATTTGGATTTTTATGACGCATTTCATGACATCGCGCGCGATTTTCAGCCATGGCCGCTTCTCTCGCGGTACGGCGATCCTCAATTTCCTGTTGTGTATATTTGACTGGTAGTGTATGTTCGCTCTGCGAAATTTGAATCAGTTGCCCATTTTGAAACAATGATTTATATTCAACCCAACCATCCGCAAACATATCTTGTTGATAGTCATCACCAGTTTTTTTATCAGCATGAGGATAACTGTCATAAAAATGAACCACTCCGTTAAAGTGAAGACACTGTTCTGTCCATTCGCGAACAACTTTATTGTAGCCGAGATTCCAAAATGCCTGCAATGGTGTTGCATCATCTTCTTTATTTTCAGGAGTGTCTACCCATTCATATTCCTTACAGTTAACCAATAAGCACCCATCTGCAGTAATGGTGTATGAAGCCATCCCTTGATTTGGTGTATCTTTAGTTTGAAACGCAATGTCTCCAACAGTTTTGCCCCAGCGATCAATCAATGCCTGTGGGCATGATGGCAGCGGATATTCACAATGTATATAGTCGAACAGTCCCATAGTATTATATATTAAGCGGTTTATTTTTCAAACAGTTTAGTCCTTGTAAGGATCATACACATCGGCACCTGCCATAGCAACGCCTAACGGCTTAAGCTGATGTATGATTTGCACAGTATCTCCTTGAGCAGCCAACACATCGGTCAATCGTTTGTAAGCATGAGGACTTTCATCACAGCCTCCACCACGCAGCTCAACATTTGCATCGGCTAGCCAAGTGTCCATCATGTGCTGTGAAACTTTACCTTCACTGACACGAACTTTTTGCCCACCTTTCCATTTGCATTTGCCGGCGGCTTCAGTGCGGCTCATAACACGACCAGCACCATGAACGGTTGAATAGAGTGCGGCCGCCGACAAGTCGCTTTGCGCTCCTTGCAAGATAACACTGTTTTCTCCCATGGTACCGCCAACAAATCCTCGTTGCCCTGGCCAAGCTGGCGTTGCACCTTTGCGAACAACCCATAAGTCAACACCAGCGTGCTGTTCACGCCAAGCATAATTGTGGTGATTGTGAACTTCATCAATGATGTCAGCCCACAGGATACGTGCAACTTCGGCACACACCCAATCACGACCAGCATATGCATAATCGCCAGCAAGTTGCATTGCAGCGATATACTCACGACCAAGATCGGTATGCACATCAAGCAACACTGGATCCACAAGGATTCCGTCAGTCCCACCACCAGCTTTGATGTAGTGCGAAGCAATTTTGTGACCAAGACCGCGGCTGCCAAAGTGAACGCCAATCCAGATACGCTCTGCTTCGTCTGCAAAGATGTCAACATAATGGTTGCCACTGCCTACGGTGCCTAATTGACCGCGAGCCATATCTTTAAGAGGACGCAGCATTTCAATGTCATCCCACTGATCAGCATCAAACAGTGCATGGTCAACTTTGGTTTTGTTTACACGACCAATACCAAACGAGACTTTTGACACCACTTCATCCATGATGCGTGAAATATCACCCTTCACATCAGAAAGAGTAGCGTTGGTTAGCACTGCTTTGTTGCCGCAGCCAATGTCAAAACCTACGCCGCTTGGCGAGATGTGGTCACGATAAGCAATCACACCGCCCACAGGAACAGCATAGCCTAAGTGATGGTCAGCCATCAGCGCAGCAGCATGTGCACCTTTGCACAAGCAGTTGTCCATTTGATCCACTGCATTTTGCAATGGGTCTCCAAATACTGAAATGTTGTTTAAAATTTTCATAATGTTATTGAGCGGCGCTCATGCAATCATCATCTACGGAAAATTCGATCCTCGGCACGGCATCTTCTGAGTAACTCTCAAGGTCAAGGTTCTCTCGCCATTCCTCACTTTGTTCAACTCCATTTTGGATAAACTCAAAAAGAAGCTCAACTGCACCTGGGTTGTCTGCAAGGAAGTTGGCAATATAATGTTGGCCAATAAACTGTCCATGGCGATAGCCTAGGCCTTCACATAGCTGCTCAAGGTTGCGAACACCAGTGCATCCTTCGGTGCGAAAGCGTCCTCCAAATTTTTGGTCAATATAGGCATCAAACAATTGGTTGGTATCTTCGGTCATAATATAGTGTGTTGAGATTAGCGGTTGCCGTTAACCACGGCTTGATTTAGAGTGGCAGTAAAACTGAAAGCAAAGGTGAGAGCAAGAGCGCCCCACAATGCATACACATTCAACTCTTGAGGAATAATGTCAGCTTGACGAACGAGAAGATAAACGCCAATGTGCGAGAGTGAAGCAATGGCTGTAAGTAGTGCAATTTTCATAATGTATTTTTTATCGGCAGGCTTTCTTTGAGCCTTCTTTTTTTCTGTCTTTAAAGTAAACGGTGGCTGGAGCAATTTTGTGGCGAACTAACGAACGCAGTGCAATTGGGCTATAGTCAAAGGTGAGGCTTTTGTTCTTTTTCATATTAAAAACCAGCGGTGTTGATGCTTGCTTTTTGAAGGCGGTCAAATTCTTCGGTAATGACGCTTTGATATTCGCTTTCAGTATCGGTGCTTTCCTTGACTGCAACGCTTTTGACAAATTCGGCTTCAGCCGCGTGGCGCTTAGCGATTTGGGCGATCAGATTCTTACGGGCGGCGAGAGCAGGAGTGGAAGTATTTTTCATAATGTGGTGGTTTGCCTTACAAGATTATTATACACTAAAAAATCCCACTTGTAAAGGACTTTTTTCAGTAAAAATGCATATTTTTGCATTTTTGTTGATTTTCAACCAGTTACGGAGGCATAAAAAATCCTCGGTCTACAAGATTTTGCAGATTCCGAGGATTTTTGGCAGTTTTAGGAGAATCAGATGATTCCACGGGCCTTGAGCGTAACTTTACTATAGTCCTTCAGTAAAGCCTTGATTTGAGCAGCTGAAAGTTTAGGCTTTACTGGAACTTCAGGAGAAGGAGAAGGAGCTGCGGTTTTAGCAGTTTTGACAGCAGGAGTTTTAGCAGCCTTGACAGCGGTTGGTTTGTCAGTTGCAACTTCTACAGTTTCTTCTGCAACATCAGGATCGGTAATAATATTTTTTTTAGCCATACATTTATTTATAAGCTTCTTACAGCAAAATCAATTGCTCTCGCACTTTCATTTTCCATTGGTCGGTTCTTATACCAGCCGCCAGTATCATTGTCTATATCTTTACACAGGCGTGCAACTTCAGCTGATGTAATAGGATAACCTCGCTTCATTGCATTTGCGGCAATACTCATCATAATCTTATACATCATATGATACCAGCCGCCAGCTTGGATGGTACGATACTCTGCAACCATTCGCTTGTTGACAAATGGGCAATCGGCATATGAAGTCCACTTGTATGATGTGTTGATTAACTTTTCTTTGCGGTATTGCTCAATCTTACGACGCATTTCTTCAGGTAGTTTATCAGACAATGATAGGCGCTGAAGGTTACCAGTCCATGGATGCTTTGCCATAATCTCATAAGGATCAATCATTGGTGCTTCACGATTACTAAAGATAAACTTTTTAGAGTTTGGATAAAGCGCTGGCACATAATACATTCGGCTTAAGTCTTTGGTTTGAGGATCACCCAATCCATTATACTCTTTATTTAAAGCATACCAAAGGTGACGTATGCGATCCGCCGGCACTTCACATGTAAGAGGCAATACCACTCTAAACTTTGGATGCTCGTCTGTTGAGCTGGCAGAGCTGTAACATACATATCGCACATCTCTAAATACACTTATTGCATCCATCCAATGGCCTTCATATGTGTCAACATCAAGTGCCGCCCAACCAGCCCACGCTGTTACATTAGCATTTGCTCGAGTAGTGCCAGCCGTAAATATCGCTGGACTAATAAGTGCACTGCCATCTTTACGCTCATCCTTCTTCGGCTTGTATCCAGGTTGATCGCTCAACTTGTATAGCAATCTTTCAAATGCGTCCCATGTATTAAATGACAATTGACGGTGTGTCTTGTTGTCATAGATACTTTTAAAGATGGTCAGACTATACTTCATGCGTGATCAGCAAATGCTTTTTGGATAAGTCCATGATTGCCTGTATGATCTGGAGCGGTCCAATTTTCGGGTTTGACTAAATCTGGTAATGAAAGTGGGTTTGGTCTGCTCTCTTTAATTCCAACGCGCTTAGCCATGTTTGCTTGCAGCACTTCAAACCAGGCTTTTTGAAAATCAACTTGAAGCAAGTCTAGTGTACCAGCCGCTACAACAATAATATCTATCAGGCTGTCAACAATTTCTTCGCTGTTGCGCTCAATGATTGCAGCCTTGCCTTCATTTACTTCTTCTTGCAAAAAGTCATAACGGAATTTGATAAAGCTGGTTAGATTATCAGCTGATAAGTTTTCAACTGCATCGTTGACTCCATAATACTGATGCATCATATGCATATCGGTGCTAACATCTTCTTCAACATTTTTACCACAGTCCCACAATTCTTTTATTTGTTGCCAACGGTGCGCGGCTTGTTTTTTCATATGTCCATCTTGTCTGTTTGTTGCTGTATTCATATAGTAATTTATCAGTTAAAGAAATCTTCTAGACTTGCACGCGGTTCTGCGCTCCAGCCAATTGCATCAAGAATAAGTTCAAGTGGTTCAATGAAAGTCTTGTTGAACTGATGATCATAATTGACATATCTGTTCATATCAAATTCAGCTGGGAGCTTATCCACAAATCCAATAACATTTTCAGCTGTTGGGTTAGGCAACTTGAGTGGAATGTATTTGATACGGTCACCGCTTTGAATTGGTTGATATGTATCAGTCAATCCTTTCTGCTTAAGCATATGATTATACATTAGAGCAGCACGCACATGCATCGGCGTACCTTTCTTATAGATGGTTTGTTTATCGCGCCACTTTACAATATCGGTAATACCTCGAGGGAAGGCAACCTGTTCGATTGGAATGGTTGCAAAATGCGCACGAAACATTGCGATTGCAGCTTGGGTCTTAGCTTCATCCTCATTGATAATAATCTTAAAGATTTCCTTGAATGCGCCGCGGCATACTTTAGGAGTACTGCTTTTGATTGCTTCGATACCCATCATTTTGATTTTTGGTTCGGTATACTGCACTCCTTCATTGTTGTGAATATTAAGAATGTATCGCTTCTTAGCAGTCCAGATTCCACGGTCAGCAATAGCCTCCCGCTTCATAACCATTGCAGGTTTATAAACATTAGTAAGATCGGCAAGGCTATCAAACGCTTTCTTAAGCATCGGCTCAACGGCCTTGCTTCCAAATTCATCAAGGAATGCAACTGGATTGTTGGGCTTAAACTTTTCAATCACATCTTTTACGTGAATATACAAACTGTCTGTGTCAGCTGCAATAACTCGATCCACAACACCGTCATCCTTAAGGAATTTGCTAAGCCAAACATTAGCATGCTCTTCAGCCCAACGAATAACCAACTGACCAGTAAGAGTAATACCTTCAGCAACTGCAATATCAAAATATCTAAAGTAAGAATTTCCCAAAGCCCCATAAAGTGAGTTCATAAGGATTTTTATACACATTTGTTCGGTCTCAAGACGCTCAACTTCAATATCAATACTCTTATACTTTCGGGCGTCAGTCTTAGAGTTGATGGTTTCCTTTTCCTTCTTCTTGCGAATCATTTCAGCTTTGATGCCAACACGACGATTGTATAGCTCCTCAATAATCTCAGGCAGAAACCCTTGCTTATCACGACGAAAGCATGCGCCGTTTGCAGCAACCGCAAGATTCTCCTCAGGACTGATATGTTGCTTGTTGGCCAATACAACGTCAGGATTCATACTTGGCAGATGCATGTGCCGCACAAGTGTTTCAGGGCTCATGTTGTATTGAATAATGATGTTGGGATAAAGACTGTTAAGGTCAAAACTCATAACCCAATCATACATGCCCGGCACCACTTCCTTAACAAAGCCGCCTGGGTAGCTAACCTTTTGACTTGGGCGACTTGGCGGTACCGCAATCTTTTTTAATGCAAGGCGACGGAAGATGATGCTATCCCAGATAGCAACCGTACCCAATGTATCACTATAGTTGACACCGCCAAAATATGCAAGGGTAAACACAAGGTTAATCAATCCCAGCTTAGCTTCAAAGCGCTCAATAAGTTCAACGTCAACAATGTTATAGTCAACAAACTTTTGGAAGTCCCGCTCATACAGTTTGGCTAGCGTGCCTTCTTCGCCATAGTCCAACTTGTTTTGACCCAGCACTACTTCAGCAATGTTGTCCAACTTGTAGCTTTCCTGCTTGCCATAGGTGTTGAGCGTAAACTTTTGGAACAAGTCCATATAGTCAAGTTGCTGAATGCCGGCGATGTTATAAAGAGTATTCTCACGGCCTTTTACGGTAACCGTCTTTTGCTCAATCTTGCGCCATGGGCTCAGCTTGCTAGCTTCATCACTACCCAATACTCTACTGATACGATTCACAAGATAAGGAACATCAAAGAGTGTGGTATTCCAACCAGTAATTACATCAGGGGTATTAAGAGTATCGCTCCACCAGCCGATAAAGTCTAGCAGCATTTCGGATTCAGTTTCAAATTGACGATACTCCTTTTTAAGATGTGGGCTGCTGCTAGCGCTGACGTCATAATCCTTTAGTCCCCACACAATGTATTGCTCAGCTCTGCTGCTTTTTAGTGCAATGGTCAATACACTATGACGTGCCTCACTAGGCTCAGGGAAACTTGTGGTTGTTACGCCTGGGATTACACCGTAGGCAGTCTCAATATCAATGTATGCAATGTCAATAAGGCGGCGATCATACACAATTTCATTGGGAAACTCTGCTTGAATAAATGCAGGAATATGCCGATCATTTCCATAGATCTTAAAGTTGGGAACGCCTTCATAGCTTTTTGCAAACTCGCGGCACTCACTCATACTATCAAATCTCATCGGCTCAAGTGGGAGACCTTCAAGGCTGCGCCACTTTGCAGCTTTATCCTTACTTTCCAGATACATTACTGGACGGAATTTGTAACTATTGTAAACCTTTTTACCTTCGTCATCATAGCCGCGATAGCGCAGGCTGTTCATATGGCGGTCAATGCAAGTATAGAATCCATTAATCATTATATGTTATTATAAACTAAATCGGCCCAGATGTAAACTACAAACTGGGCCGATTTGGATTTATTTTATTGCTTTACTTGATAGCAATGATGCGTGGCTTTTTCTCGTCAGGAATGACTCGCTCAAGAGCGATGATTAAGATACCATTCACAAGTGATGCTTCACCGACTTTAACATGTTCTGCTAAAGTAAAGCGGCGCGTAAACTTGCGTGCGCTGATACCTTTGTGTGCGTATTCCCGCTCATCTTCAACTGCATGTTCACCGGTAATCACTAGCGAATTTTCAGCAGTCTCAATGGTAAGATCCTCAGCAGAGAATCCAGCAACCGCAAGTTCGACCAAGAACGAATCATCGTCAAGCTTGACCACATTATGCGGTGGGTATACATTTGTATTTTCCTTAAACGCGACATCGAAGTCAGCAAAGACTCGATCAAACCCAATTCCCCAAGGGGACAATGTATTTATTTTCATATGTTTTTTAACTCCTTATTAAGCAAGTTTTTGGTTTATGTTGTAGATGAACCCGAAACGGCATTCACCTTTGTGGCCAACCTCGCCACAAATCTATTTATTCTTATTAGAGGAAAATTCTTTAAAAGAAAGCAATTTTCTTGAACTAATAATCTCAAAGAAAGTCTTTGCAGTTTGACCATTTAGTTTGTCATAACTAAAATGTACGCTGCTATAAATTGGGCGATAGTGTAGTGTGCGCTCTTTACAAGTAATAAGCAACTGACCAGTTGTAACCATATCACCTTTACCTGGGTCGCCCATACGCACTGGGTTCATGAATGGATCATCATTAGGCTTTTGACTCATTGCCTCAAGAAAGTCAACGGGATTGTTAATCTCAACATCACGCAGGTAGTTGTTGATTATTTTCCATCTCTCTTCACTGCTTTGTCTCGATTGGATGATTTTTGGGTCCGTCGCATTTGCACTATATCCCAGCTGTGTAAGATCAATGCCGTGGTTAGTACGCACACAATGATTATCATCTTTGGTAATTTCCTTTAGGTTGTAAATATATTTACGTGGCTTCTTGTCGGTGCTGTCTGCTTTTTTAACAGTAAAACCACCTTCAAGAAGATAGCATTTGTCGCTATTAAAAATAAAGGTTGCACCAGCAAGTTCCTTTTCAATCAGCATCTTTGCTGCGCTCTTAGGATCCTTACATAGTAAAGAATTGCGAATAGCAAGGCCGTCTGGCGATACCATTGCTTTCTTTTTACTGTTTTTACCTTTCTTAGCTAATACCTTGCCACCTTCTTTTTCGTCACTCTTGACACTAAAAGAAGCACTAATAATTGCTACACCATATTCATTGATACCTTCAGTCCATCGTGTAGTCTGATCATCAATGTATAGCCGTTGAATGTTTTCTCTGTTGGAGTTAACAATTTCTATTTCGGTTTTATAATTGCGGTCACGATTCTTAGCGCCAACCCAACCATAGTTCTTGATGTATTTAACAGCAATGCAGCACATATTTTTATGTTATACTATATTTATATTAAGGCCAATTTCTATAGCAATAAGGGTTACAATGGTAATCATAAAATGGTCGGTCATAGCGATAGCGATATGATGGTATACACCTATAGTTATATGTTGGAATGTATAGCACTGGCTGAACACATATTCCAACTGGTGGAGAAACATAACAGCTGCTTAGCATACCGATGCATACTAGTAAAAAAAATAATTTAATCATTTCTTTTTGATATTACCAATGCTATATTTTGAGCGAAGATCCCATTGACTCTTAACAGAGTGAGATATAATTTTAATTTGTTTAAGCGAAGTAATTTCTTTGATACTTTCAGCATTAGCTACTCGCACCAGTCCCCAATCACTCAATAGCGTAATGATAGTATTGCGACGGCAATAGTCATCATGTGTAAAGTTTGACGGTTTACCATCAAGCATAAAGAGTTCTTTAAAGTGAACAATAAAGTAACGGCCTTGCTTGTGTAGGATATGACAGCTTTGGTATAGCACATTTAAATCTCTTTTGGAACTTACGCCAATACGACTTAGCGTTTCCTTTACTTTTAAGAAATCATCAGGCTCATTCAAATACACTTCAACCATATCGGTTGGAGCCCACTCAATAACATTTTGTGAATTGTCATACATAGCAATAGTTTATTTATATTACTTACGACCGCCACGATCTCGGCTAGCGCGAATAGCTGATAATGCAGACTCACTTAGCAAAGGTAAAGCCTCACGCGCTTTTTCTGCACTATAACAATAATGATCCATCAGCATTTGCACATCTGCGCCATCATCCATCTTTTTGCTCCATTTGCTAAAGCGTTTCTTTGCGCGAACAGTATTCTTGAGAAAGTCATATTGCATTTTGACTGGCAAAGCAGCATAACGATTCATTTCATTGGCGAGCAGCACAGTATCATTAAAATATGAGAGCCCACGATTTACCATGAAAGGTAGGTATGCACGATCCGCACTAGATGGATCGGCCGCGCCTTCGCTATTATCAGCTTTACATTCGGTCAATAAACTTTTACCATTTGTGCCTTCGTTGATACTATTGAGAAAATCAAAAAATGACAATTTCTTAGGAGCTGCGGCCTCAGCTGTTTCTTTTTTCTTGGCTGCCATATTACTTTGTCCATTCAACGTTACTCATCAGTTCGGTCATACATGCTACCATGTTAAGTTCTCTGTCACTTACAAAACATGCCTTATAACTATAGTCTGCAAGAATAAGTACAGCACTTGGAATGCTGTTGGGTGATGCAGTATCATACAAGCTGTCATAAATCTTGCGAAACACAACGCTGCTATCAAGGCTACTGTTGTTCACAACCCAGCTGCGCATGCTTTTAAAATCCTTAGTGCGCAGGTGTGTTGTAAGTTCAGCGATGTTTTGATCGCTCATTCCTACAAGGATAGCCGTGGGAATCTCGCCGCCTGTGCTATATCGCTGACACTCATTTAGCACTCGACGCCAATCTGGAGCATAACGAATAATCAGTTCGGCGATGGTTTTGTCTTGAAAGGCAACGCCTTCGGCTTTGAGAATAGCACTAAGCCGCTTCATGAAGTCACCAGCCAGACCAGCTAGTTGCTTCTTTGTGGTATTAAATTCAACCACACTGCATCGACTATGAAGCGGCTCAATGATTCGATTCTTGAAATTACACGTAAGAATAAATCGGCAATTATTACTAAACTCCTCGATGAATCCGCGAAGTGCTGGCATTGTACTTGTTGGATTAAGATAGTCAGCCTCATCGAGAATAACTACTTTATATCCACCAGTCAATGATACAGTACTTGCAAATTGTTTGATCTTATTGCGCAGCACATCAATGCCGCTTTCCTCACTGCCGTTGATCATGATGTAATCAAGATCAAGCTGGTTACACAATGCTTTGGCGACTGTAGTTTTACCCAAGCCAGCCGTGCCAGCGAGGAGTAGGTTGGGCAACTGTCCACCCTTCACAATATCATTAAAGGTTTTCTTTAATTCGGGTGGAAGGATACATTCGTCAATGGTTTGTGGGCGATAGCGCTCTACCCATAAGAATTCAGAGTTGTTCATAATATAGTTTAGTTCTGGTGTGTATTTTAGTTGCAACAGTATTTTATACTACTGTGATTGCTTTGTAAAGGTTTTTAATATCGCTAGTCTCATTTTCAAAATCAGCAACATTCTTCTTATGGTATAGTCGCGCAACTTTACGAATTAGCGGTTTACCAATATCAAATGCTTCGGCGGCTGCACCGATGATTTCTTTAATCTGATCACGGCTGTCGTCCATCTTGGACAATTCGATACCAATCTCTTTAATGACATTAAGCATGTCAAGCTTTTGTTGTTCGTCTTCAATATCAATCATATTCTGGTGTGTCGGTGTTGGGGTTTGACCGTACATGGTCTTGTATGCTTTCGATGACTGGTGCGGCAGGAGTTATCGTTTGTGGAGTATCGGTAAAATATCCATACACACAAAAGCTAACCACTGCCCAAAAAGCAAGTGAATATAGAACAGTCATGACGGGACTGCTAGCGCGACGTTTGGTTTGTGCAACCATTGTCCATTGGCCTCCCTTAGACGATGGATTCATATATTGAATCCAAAGAATAATTCTGCCAGGAAGCGTGAACAACTCAAAAAGGCATCCACCCTTTGCAGTCCCGTCAAGTCTGTCTTTATTCATATTAGTCTTTGTTAGCGGCTGCACCAGCAAAATCAAAGTTCAATTGATTTTCTGGAATCTCTGCGACAGCACTAGTATTGGTAGTCTCTGCAGCATTGGTTTCTTCGGGAGCGGCCTCAGGAAGGAATCCCTTAAGCTTTTCAAATAAACCGCCAACGACGGTAAATTCAGCGGCTTCAAATGCACCACGGCGTGATACGGTAGCAATGATATTGACAATAAGTGCAATGTCATCAATAGTAATTTGTTGCGGTGCGGCTTCAGTTTGTGTTTGTTCGTTTTCGTTACTCATAGGATTGTTTATGCGTTATAGCTGCTTGTCTTTTCAAGAGCAATGTAGTAATTGATTGGCGCAGCGTTGTTGATCCAATGACTGATCAGCTTGCTGCTAATCTTAACTTCATAATCGCCTGGGATTACTTTAAGATTGGCAATAAGGAATTGAAGATCAAAGTTATTTTTATTGTCGTTAGCGTCATCAAGAACAACCGTAAAGCTGTTGGCCGTACTGTTCTTTGGATCAATTACGCTAAGTGTAATAACTCCAGCTTCTCCGCCAATGCTTACGATGGTATGACCAAGGACGCCTGCAGCTTTACGAATCTGTCCAAGCAGGTCGCTATCAATATTTACAATCACATCTGCTGAAGGCATAGTGATTTTACTTTTGGGAGTGGTCAGAATGCTTTGATCCGCAAAGCGATAACTTGCTTTGGTGCGGCCACTCTTGAACACAACACTGTCTGCTGTGAAATCAAGGTCAGGATCACTCATCAATGAAAACATACTAATGAATTCATTAAGATCATAGATACCAAATGTGGTTTCAAACAGTTCAGTAATTTCAGCGCTAGCCATAATGTTTTTAGCTTCTGAAATGGTTGAGAGTGCTTCTCCGCTTTTGACAATCAGGTTACTGTTGATTGATGCGAAGTTTTTTAGAATCTCGAGGGTTTGTGTAGATAGTTTTGTCATATAGTTAATTATATACGGTTATGTTTAAAATGCAAATCTTTTTATTGTTTTTCTTTAGAGATGAAGTCCAATTCATAGTAGAATAGCATGCAGCAAACCGCATGTGCGGCGTGATGCAATCCGCTTTCACGATCATATGTTTCATCTTTCTTTAGTGCCCACATGTGTCGCTGTGCAGCTGCAAAGTAACGATTCTTTGCATCATGCAGAAGCTTCCAGTTGTCTACCGAATACTTGGCTGCACCAAAGGTAAGAACCATGACAGCTTCTTCCAATGCATGCGGTGGAATCAAACCATAATCAGGCTTATCGCCATCATATTTGACACCAACTGGGACGGGATTTGAGAAAGAGTGTGATATCATAAAAGAAGTAAATGCAGGGGTATAGCGAAACACCATACCCCTGCATATTAGCAATTAGCCGTTCTTACGTGCGGTACCCAAGCGATAGCGCTTAACGAGTTCGCCAGTGCGAGTCTTACGTGGGTTGAGGTAAACTGGATAACCCAATTCGCGCAATTGATTGACAACGCGAGCAGGGTCAGCAATACCGGCAGCACGTGCGTCTGCAACGGTAAACTCATGACCTGCTTCAAGGACCGCATAGATAGCCTCCTTTTGAGTCATGCGGGTTGCAATGCGGGCGAATTGTTGGATCTCTTTCTTAGTCATATTTTGTTTGTGTTTGTGTTTTGGTTTGGTCTAATGTTTACTTGGTTTAGCGTAAGACCATTGCTAAAATTTAGAAAGGAACTTTTTCTGCAGCGACAGCGGATGCAGTAAGCGGCTCAGCTGGAGCAGTGATTTGATTGCTGTCAATCTTAGTGTAAAGATCGAGGAATGCTTCACGCGTTTCGTTTTCAAAGCGAGCAATGCAAAGACTGATGGCCTCAAGGCGGTTGCGGAAGATGCTGTATGCCTTGACAATGTGGCACAGACGGCGAGTACTGATAAGTTCGTCAACGCCTTCGTCAGCGTAGGTTTTGCGGATAACCGCACTCCAGCTTACAAGCTTGTCAACAAATTCTTCGTCTGCAACGTCAAGCGCTTCCATGTGTTTGGCAACAATGTTGCGCTCAATCTTGAATGCAGGATAAGGCTGATCAATGGTTGCCACGAAGCGTTCAATGAACGCTTCATCAATCACATTGGCAGCGCTATAGCGGCCGTCTTCACTGCCGCGGCCTTTGGTATTGGCAGTTGCAATCACGTTGAAACCTGCGGCTGGATGAATGATTTGGCCAATCTTTTTAACAAGAACAGGCTTGCCTTCAAGAACGCCTTGCAGGCACATAATCTTGTTGCTGCCACGGTCGAGTTCGTCAATCATCAAAATGCAGCCTCGTTCCATTGCCTTGATAACTGGTCCTTTATGGAAAACCGTTTCGCCGTTGATCAAGCGGAAGCCGCCAATAAGATCGTCTTCGTCAGTCTCTGGGCTGATTTGCACGCGGATGTATTCCTTCTTAAGCTTGGCGCAGGCTTGTTCGACCATCATGGTTTTGCCGTTGCCGCTCATGCCACTGATGTATAGTGGGAAAAACATGCCGCTCTCAATCACCTTCTTGACAGTCTTATATTCACCCCATTGCACAAAGGTATGGTCGACAGAAGGAATGTAAATGTCGTCATTGCTGATGCTGGTCAGCTTTGGCTGAGGCTGAGGCTTAGGAGTAGTCAGATTGAACACTGGAGCAGCTGCTGCTGGAGCGGCTGGCGTAGCAGGCTCACACATGGCATCGGTTGGTTTGGAGGCCAACACAGTAAGGTTATACAAGCCGCGCTTGACGGTACTCTTGTACTTATCGCACATCATATTGTCTTTGACTTGCTTGTAAGTCAGCCCCTGCTCACGGCCGACTTTATACAGCTGAGCGCTGCTTACTTCCGTGATCGGGCCTGCGCCGAACAGCGCGTTGAGAGTGTTTTGGATCTTGGTTTGTGTATTCATAATGTAGTGGTTGTCAATTGGTACGAGATTATTATAAACTAAATTCTTAGACTTGTAAAGGACTAAATGCGGTTAATAAGATTTCCACTGTTCTGAAGATATTCCAAATAAGCTTTAACCTGTGAAAGAGATTTAAATGTAGTAGAGACGGCCAACCAAGCCCCACCGCTTGTGCCGGTGTTGGCATTGCGTTTGTAGATTTGGACGCCGAGGTAGCTAGAATGCTTGGTGTATTTTGGAGTGAGAGTAATCATAATGTAGTGGTTTGCCTTACAGAATTATTATACACTAGATTTTGTGACTTGTAAAGGACAAAATGAAGAATTTTTTCAGTTTTTTCTTACCATTGACAGTCAACCAGTTACGTGAATTAGGCAATAATCTCTGCAAACTTGTTGAGGAATACGCGGGACAGCTTCTTCTCGCTGGTGAATTTGGTGAATTGCTTAGCAAGGCGGTTCTGAGAAGATGCATCAGAGAAGCTTTCACTAACAACACTGCTGACAAATTCCTCGTCATCATCGTTAATGTCCAATCCGTTTTTACTATCAAAAACAAAATATGCATCATAGTTATATCCGCCTAAAATCATCATGCACTTTTCTTTGCGTGCTTCACGACTTTTCTTTTGGAACAATTCATTGGCGCTGCGCCATGGCAAGATCTCGCCATCTTTCTTTGCGGTATAGCGCAATGCAGTGATTGCAGTGCTTTTGTAGTCGCTGCGGTAATTGGCAACAAAAAATCCAATCACGGTGGTTCCACAGGTTATTCTGAGATTTTCAATCAGAGCGGCATACAATCCTTTATCATAGCTGCGGAACATAATGTTGCGGCCGTTTACTGGAATCATGTTACCGCATTTCCATTCCGGAACGGTAGAAGCTTTACGGTATGTCTCATCGGCATTGTTGTAGTCAAAGTGAGCTTGGCATGCATCGCCATCAGTAAGGAAAATGGTATTCATCTTTTGTACATGATGGCGTGCCTTAAAGCGTTTCACAATTTCATGTGCAACAACAATTGTCTCGTTTAGGGGAGTGCCATTCATTACCTCATACTTGTTATTGCTGAAAGGCATACTGCCGTTTCCACCATGGCTGTCGGCATGCAAATAAGCCTGAGCTTTAAGTTCTTTGCATGCCAATTCAAACTTGTCACGCTTCATGGTGCTGTTGACCAATTCAAAAATGTGAGTATAGCGAAATGCAATATTGCTGCCAAACTTAAGATTAGGATCTGTCTCATGCTTATAATTGACTGGGCTGGTGAAGCCGTAAACTTCAAACGGAATACCTACTGCTTTGCAGAAGTACACCAGTTGCAGAGTCTGAACAATCACGCGTCCAATAGTATTGGACATGCTTCCAGAATAGTCGATGAAAAACACCATGCCATGGTTTTTAGCATCGGCCAGTTTGGTAATGCTACAGAAGATTTGATCTTCAAACTTATAGGCATGCAGGCGGTTCACGTCAATTGTACCTGTAGTACTTTGCTGTGCTCGGCTATATTGGAATGCAGCTTTACGACGTTCAAATTCTTTGACCAACACGCTGATGTGCTTTTTAGTTGCAGACTTAAAGTCTTTCCAATCTTCTTGAACACCCGCGGCTGACATAAGCGCCACATAGCTGGTGCAGCGATGGCGTTCAGCCATAATTTCCTCAACGGGAATTACACACTTCATCATTTCCGCGGCATTAGGAGCATTGCCAACAAGATAATCTGTAACAGTCTCTTGCATGTCATGCAGTTGCTCACCAAATGATTGCATGGTCTTGCTGGTCAATTCATCTTGAGCATTGCCATAGCCCGGCATGTTGTCAGGCACACTTTCTCCTTCGCCATCTTTATCAGCCTCGGCATTGCGGTCTTTCTTTTTAGAGTTTGCTTTTCTCTCATCGCTTTTGCCTTTTTTGTCTGAGGTTGAATCGGCCTTGTCAGAGGTTTTGCCGCCATCATCTTTGCTGTCACGATAAGTTTCTGTTCCGCCGTCTTTTTCATTGTCGGAATCTGATTGGTCTCCGTCGGTGCCATTCTCACCTTTACCAGCGTCATCGCTTTTTTGTTTGCTTTCCTTGCCGCGAGGAGTGGTTGGAGAATTTTCATCGGGGGTGTCTGGAGTTTTAGTTTCCGCCTCCTCCTCCTCCTCCTCCTCACGCTTTTCGATGCTGACCATTTCATATACGGTCTTGCAAATATCAAGTACTTCATCATAAGTTTCTGCTGCGCGGCATCGTGCATATACTGCTTCTTCAAGGTCATTCATTGGCACTTGCAGTTGAGTGCCAATTTTAGCGCGGATGTTTAAGCGGTCCGCAAAACCCAGTGTGCTCAAGTCAGTACCGTTAATTTTGAAAAAGTCTTTCTCAATAAAGTGTCGGTATCCTTCTTTGAAGCTATACACAAGGCCTGGGTAATTGTTCTGAATAAGCCGCTCAATGCGAACATCTTCTACAATGTTGCCAATATCAAATGGAACTCCTGGGAGTGCTTCATGAAAGCGGGCGATTGCATCAGCTGGAGTATATAGCGCATGGCCAACTTCATGGCCGACCAGCAGGTCACTTACTTGCTTATTGTCAGCATTCCACATGGGCAATCCCAATACACGTCGTTCGACATCAAAAAATGCAGTGCTGTAATTTCCAACACGAACATTAATGTTTTCTTTCGCTAGCAGCTTTGCTAGCATTTTCTGAGATTCGCGATTTACAGTGGCGGCTTGCATACAGTTATTCTAACAGGTTTTTTCCGATCTGTAAATAGAAAAATGCTGATTATGTGAAAAAAGTTTTACAGTGACAGCAAAACCATTGATTTTCAACACTTTACGGCAAACCATGCTTTTTGGGCATTTTAACCATGTTGGATGGGTATTCTACCGTTAAAATGCAGAAATGCCCATTTTGCTCTAAAACGGGCAAAATGGGCACTGTAACCTTTTGATTTGTAATAGGTTACGAAATGCTTTTTATGCGAGTAAAGTTTTTATGCTTTTCAAACTCAATCTTCTGTTCGAACTTTCCTTCCAGCAAATCTTGTTTGTGGCTAATGACAAATACGGTTGTATCAGAGTCAAGAGTATTCATAATCTTCAATAGATTGTCAATACCGTCTGGATCCAAGCTGCTATCAAATACCTCATCAAGAATAAGAAGATTGGTATTGCAACTATTTTGCATCTTTGCAATTTGTCGCCATGTAAATAAGATAGCTAAATTTATGCGGCTCTTTTCGCCTTCACTAAAGCTAGCATAACTAAAGTCATCGCGATGGCGACTGCGGATGGTTTCATTAAAGCTTTCGTCAAGATTAAAACTCACAAAGAAGTCAAGTACTTGTAGGTATTGGTTAATGAGCTTGTTCATAACTGGCAAGTATTGCCGTATAACCTTTGTCTTGATGCCTGTATCCTTAAGAAGTTCGCCAATTACTTCATTGTAGGTGCGCTCTTCAAGTTGTGTGCTTTTATGATCGCCTAGAATATCACGGCTATCTTTAAGAGTATCAAGTTCAGCTGTTGCACCATCAATATCAATATCACTGTGCTGCTCGTTTTTAACAGCAAGCAATGAAGATATACGCTGCTCAAAGTTGCTGATTAGTTTAAGGTTGCTGTGAATGGTGCTGTTAAGGCTATTAAGATGTTGCAGTGTCTTTTCGGTTTGTGCAAGAGCTGCAACAGTTTCGTCCAAGCTAATCTGCAGCCGTTCATAGCCTTCGTTCAATTTGTGTGCTTTACTTTTACATTGCCCAATCTTATGGTCTCGCATGCCTTCATCAATAGCTTGACTGCATGTTGGGCAATCAGCATTGGTCTCATAGAACTTTGATTCTGATACAATCTTTTTGATGTTGTCTTTAATTTGTCTTTCATAAGACAATAGACTTGCTTTTGTTTTCTGGTCGCGTTCGCTTTTGGTTTTGGCCTTGCCAAACTCTGTGCCATACTCTTCAGCAAGCGCAGCATTGGCTTCAACTAATGTTGCAATGTGATTGCTCAATTCGGTGATTTCTTCATCATACTTAGCGGCATTGCTAGCGTTGATGTTTTTAAGATTGCTAATGTGTTTGCTTTGCAGCACAATCTTTTCTTTGGTCAAATTGTATTGATATTCAGTATCTTTAATTGTATCCTTTAGCTTCGCTTGATTTTCTTTAAGCACAACATTCATTTTGCTAAAGATACCAATATCTAGCAAGTCTTCAATAACCTCACGTCGAGCATACGTACTAAGCTGCATGAATGGTGTAAAGTTACTGCTGCCCAATACCACAACTTGATGGAAGCTTTTGTGATTCAATTTGAGAATGTTTGTCTCAAGTAGCTTTTGATAATCACGGCTGTGGCTTTCCTGATTTACTAGATTGCCATTCAACCAAATTTCAAATATGTTGGGTTTGAGACCACGCACAATCTTATATTCACTTGGCCCAATATTGAATTCAACTTCAACCTTGCAGCCTTTGCCATTGATGCTGTTGACAAGTTGAGGTTTGTTGATACTACGATGCGGTTTGCCAAACAAGACAAAGCTTAGTGCATCCAGCATTAGACTCTTGCCGCTGCCATTGTGGCCTACAATAAGTGTAGAGCGAATGCTGTCAAGGTCAATTTCAATTTCATTGTCTCCTACGCTAAGGAAATTTTTATATTTTAGTTTACGGAAAATAATCATAATGCATCGGCGTTTTGCGCTTCAATATAGAGTTCTTGCAATTTGGTTTTGATGCGGCCTTTATCCAATTCAGTTTCAACTGCATCGACATAAGTATTTAATAGTGTGCTAGTATCGCTGACATTTACTTCTTCATCGAGAACGTTCTCGCTATTATACTCTGCAAAATTTTCAACAATCTTTAGGTCAAATGGTTCTTGAGCGCTGATACGATCGATGTACTTGTCAAAAGCAAATGGATCTTTCTTTGCAGCAACAATTACTTTAATAAAGGTTCCATTTACTGCGCTAAAATCCATTCTGTTGATTGCCTCAACCGGTGCATCATATGGTGTATCATCATATACCAGTTTTTTAAACATACACAGGGCATTGCGGATTGGCAACAGCTCGCGTGTTTCAGTGTCAATCACATGCCAATACTTGGGGTCATTGCAATCTGCCCAGGTGTGTTCAAAGGCAACTCCTAAGTAATGAATATTATCGCGTTGACTCTTGGTATGATAGTGCCCACTCATTACTGTTTCATAGCGCCCAAACAATGAAGCATCCATACCATGACTGGTAGCCGGTGCGCCTTTCATCATTTCAAATCCACTCAACTCAAGGTGACTACCAAGCCATGCCGCCGGTGCGCTCTCAATGAAGCGAATACTCTCTGCATAATTTTCTGAATTGATCCAAGGCAACAGCGCAATGTCCAATGAGCCATACGAAACAACCGTAGGCTCCATATGAACAGTAACCACTTCAGAGTACTTGCCTAATACTTCATTGAGGCTGCATAGATTGTTGGTATTTTTAAAAAACACATCATGATTGCCTGGGATAATATCCATATGCATATCATATTCATACAGCTTATCAATAAACATAGCACGATTGCGATTCAACACTTTATAGTTGATATAGCGTCGATGATCAAAATAGTCTCCAAGATGAAGTATCTTTTTAATGTTGTGCCTTAGGCAATACGGGAAAAATACTTCGCTATAGAATCGCTCAGCATAGTCAAGAAATATATCACTGCCGGTTTTTATGCCAGCATGGGTATCCGTGAGAACTGCAATTTTCATATTAGGCATTTAAAAAATCTGTAAGAGGGCCTGCACTCTTCTTAACACTTGCAACTCTTTTGGGAGCAGTTTTCTTTTGAGGCAATGCTTCGCCATTTGAAGTACAGCGCTCAACATTGTAAAAAGCATCATTTTTTTGTCGAATCTTTTCAACCATGGTTTCACCGCCATTTAATGCATCATCATCAAATTGTGCAAACATACCAATCCCACCTTTTTCAATCAAAAGTTGCTTGATTGTGGTTTGCTTTTTTTCCTTAGCAATACGTCGGAGGAAAGCAAAGTATGCAATTTGTGTAAAGTAACTAAAAGCATTGGGTGCGCCTGTGCGAGTAGTTTTAGTAACATCATAATTCATAATTGCTTTAACGCAATTTTCTACTGCATCCATAACCATATCTTCACGGTAACTGTAATTCATGAAACTTGGGCTGCGTGCTAGGCCATTACAAATTTTCATGAATGCTTCACCAATATCATTGGGAATGTTGGGTGGCTCGGTTCCCGCTTCTTTAGCGGTAGTCACGCTGTTTACATATGTCATAACCTCTTCACTAAATATTGCGTTATTAACATAGTCGGTACCACGACTTTTTCTTTTTGGTTTTTCAATCTGCATAAGTATATTATAACAAAATTTAAAGTAATGTAAACAACTTTTTTCTATGGAAATGCATTTTGTTATTTACAAGACTATTCACTCTTGTTATAATACTAATAGAACAACCGCTAAACAATCAATTCTTCCATCGGTCTGCTGATCCATTCCAATCATGCTTAAATGAATCTGGAGGATCAAGGTCAGTTAAGGTTTGCTCATCGCCTTTGATTCCATTCTCATACGATTCTGTAAATAACGACGAGATTCGATCAATCACCAGTTGTTTATAATATGATTCCTTAAGAACGTCAGAAGCGAAGGATTCGCTTTCTACTGCATGCAAGTAAAGGCTCATTGGCTCACCTTCATTTTGTGGTACTGCATTCACCATACGAACGCCAATACCTTGCTGCACCTGTACTCGTACCATTTCAAGTGGACTATTAAGTAGAATCGTATCATCATACAGCTCCTGAAATTCCCCAATCAGTTGTCGACCGCTAACTGTGTTGTATACACGAATGTCTAGATGCTCGAGGGTGTCGATGGTATTATTCATGGCAGTTCAATTTCATAAATCTTGTATTCAAAACCTTCTTTATTATATATCTTGACACGATCAATAGCATGATTCATGGTGTAGTTCTTTTTCTTCTTCCAGCTAAAGTTGTCTGATATATCATACACTGTGCATCCTCGGCCATCATCACTTTTTCGTAGTCCGCGGCCAATGCTTTGCAGTACACGTATCTGACTCTTTGTTGGTGCAGCAAAAACAATCTGGTGGAGATTGCGAATATTTATCCCTACACTAAAGGTCCCAATGCTGGCCACAATAATTGCATCTGTTTGCTGTTCAGTGATTTCTCGAATGGTTTCACGGTCTGTTGCATTAACTTCTCCGCTTACATAAAATACTTTGCGCTCAGGCGCTGCAGCTGCGCGAATAGCCTCATACAATGGTTTGCCATGTTTGGCAACCAGGTTAAACAACACCAGCGTATTACCTTTTTGATCCAATGCAAGACGAGTAATAAAAGCATTGCGACCAGCGTGACTTACAATAGCATTGATTTCAGCCTGATAGTCCAACTTACTGACAATCTTTTTCAACTCTTCAGTGTGATTCAATACAATACATTTGATTTTGAGAGCTGCAAGAGTATTGCTGTCAATCAATTCTTTTGTTGTAATAACACGATGCACAGGCCCAAAGTTGCCAACCAGCACCAATTCATTACACTGACTGTTGTCGATAGTTCCAGTTGTACCAATGCGGTAGCTTGCATTCACTAGCGCACTCATAATAGCATTAAGACTCTTTGCTTTAAATAGATGCGCTTCATCGCCTACAACCATGCCATACTTTGCAAACCAACTCTTAGGCAATGTGATGGCGCTTTGCCATGTGGTAACTACTACGCGTGATTCAAAGTTATTTTTTTCTTTGCCACTGTAAATTTTATGAACATCAATGTCAGCATCAAAGCCATCATCTGCACTGCTATAATCTGCAAAGTCTTTTGTCAGCTGCTCAACCAAACTTGTTGTGGGAACCACAATCAATATACTATCATCATGATTATCAAGATACCAACGTATCATCATGTAGATAATTAAACTCTTGCCGCTGCCAGTTGGACTGATAACCAAACTGCGCCCTTCGCATAATGCGTGCGAGTAGGCGGCCAATTGATAGTCACGGGCCTCAATGCGGGATGCTCCACCCATTAGAGTTAGACTTTTTGCATAGTCAACCAATCCTGTTTTATTTTGAGGAGTGCGATCACGTATATCACGATCAAGTTCTACGGTATATTTGCGAGCATCTGCAAACTTAAGCAATTCCAACAGGAGTCCATACGGTAATGTGTGGCTACGCATATCCAAGAGTCTTACCCGCCCATCCCACATGCGATTTTTAAATGCCACCATATATTTGTAACCTTCAGCAAAAAAAGTAAAGTATTCTTGCGCTTCCATGAGTATACCATGGTCATCACTCCAAATTTTTAGAGTGCACTCATTTACTTTCTTTACGGTAATGTCAGCCATATCAAACTCCTGCAGTGAATCTTCGAAAATCCAAAATATTTTTAATATGTGAGTGACGCCATTTGATGTTGTCAAGAATATCTTTAAGACTATCAACAATAACCTGCTGATAGTCCAACTTCATGCGAAGTTTGCTAATGTCAGCATCAGTTTCATAAAAAAGATCCATATCACTTTTAAGCGGTTTGGCCATTCCAGCAAAAGGATCGTAATTCCATCCACGGCTGTCCATATCTTCTTTACTCATCTTGCCGTTATAGTATAACCATTTATCTTTTTTAAGAACAGCCATACCCAATTCACCTTTTTTAAATTGCAATTTACTTAAGCTGTATAGCTCAAGATATTTTGAGTGCAACTGAGCACTCTTCATACTAGTAACATCAAGATTAACTTCATCAATCTTGATGTCCTCAGCCCACATTTTTAATATATCATCTAGAGTCATTGTTCTAGATTGATTTATACGTTTTTAATCTAGGAAATCAAAGCTGTCATATTTAAATGTCACATCAATATATGCATACTCTACATCTGTAGCCTGAGCGTTTAATTCTATACCACTGATGCTGCTAGCAAATACACTGTTAAAACTCACACTGCGTGATACATTAAAATGACTTGTGACAAAGTTTAATACAAGACCATATGTTTCTAATGCTGCTCCTTCACTGTTGCGCTTTATCCAATTGTATAATTCTTCATATACACCTAGCGCTTCATCAACAGCAATGCGTACGCTCAACTCTCCATACTCAAGGAATCCGCTGCTAACATAGCCTGCTTTGTTGGAGAAGTTGATAGCAACTTCACTAACGCTTATGCTTGGAAAAGAAGCTGATACTGCAAGACGCTCACACATAGAAAACTGGTCAGTATTAAACTGCATCTTAAACCCAGTCAATGATAATAAATTGGTAGCCATATTATAAGGTATTTATTAAAGTAAAAAAGGTGGGCAACCTTTCGATTGCCCACCTTACGATTCCCTAAAGGGATTACTCCAACTTATGAAGCGTATTGTTCAGTTGGGATATAAGATCCACCGCCGAGACCGGTAACTGTGAACTTACGGAAGTATGGGTTTTGACCATCAACTCCAAGCGAGTCAGTTGCACCTGGCAAACATGCAAATGGGTTAGCAACGAGACCATAACGTGTCTTGAAACCAATCTTTGGTTGGAAGGTGTTAGGATCAACGGCACGAACCATTGTCAATGGAACATATGGGCAATAGAAGATACCTGCATCATATGCATTGGTTCCACGATAACCAACAGTCACATAATCAGTGTCAGCGAATGGGTCGATGAACACCTTCATGCGTCCGTTAAGAACACCAGCAAATACGTTACCTGTGTCATCAACATTCAGGTTGGTTGAAAGCGCTGGGGAATAGTCAAGAACACCAGCAGCTGCAAGAGCAGATGCAATGTTACTTGAGCAAATAACGATGTTACCTTTACCACGACGTGTTGCTTTTGCAATGTAGTTGGCTTCAATTTCAATTTGGAAAAGAAGTGATTTGAACTTCTCAACAGCCCAACGGCCGTCTGCATCTTCATTAATATCAAATGCACCGCTTGCAGTAGCCGAAACAGTTGCAGTACCAGCACCACCAGATGCACCAGCAAGGATTACGTTGCGAATACCACCAACTTGTGCCTTAAGATTAACAGTTTCAATAACTTCACGGTTGATTTCTGCAAGGATTTCAACAGAGAGGATATTTGCAAGTTCAGCTTCTGCATCAAGGCCGTGAACAGCCTTAAGGTCTTGAGCAAGTTCCATTGTGTATTCTGCTTTAAGAGCGCGTGTCTTAGCAGTAACAGTGGTCTTGTCAACAGTGAAGCCCATTTGACCAAAACCAGAAGAACCGGTTGTGCGGCCAATGCTAACAGTAACAGCTGCAGTTGCACCAATACCAAAACCACCTGGGTCAGAGTAGTTACCATCAACACCATTGCCAGTAAGTGCTTCTCCTTGAGCCGTAGTAACACTTCCAGAGAAGTTAGTTGCAGGCTTGTTGAAAAGAGCTTCAGCAGTGTTTGTGCCAGCAGCATTTTGATATTGCGAGCGCATTGCAAAGATCAAGCCAGTAGGCATGGTCATTGGTTGAACACCAGCAATGTCATAAGCAACGATGTTAGGCATTGAACGACGAACAAGGCTGATAAGAACTGGATCCCAGGTCTTAACTGCGCCAGTTCCGGCTCCAATGCTGTTTCCTTCGTTGAGGAATGATGATTGTGCATTTTCTTCGCGAAGTGCTTTCTCTTGGTTTTCAAGGAGAACTGCAGTGATTGCTTTACGATAGTTGTCCTTGAATGAAGGAGCGTCTTTGGCTTCCAAGATTGGAGCCCATTTCTTTTGTAGTTGTTCTGAATTAAACATAATAGTTATTTTCTAGGTTGTTGTTTGTTTTTTGGGAACCGTGTATCAGCTAACAGTGTTTGCAGTTTGCGCATTGTTGAGGCGAGATATTGCGGTTAAATATTGTTGCATACTTGGTGAAACTTCTTCACCAAAGGTTTCGTTTTCGATGATAGTTTCTGTACTGATGTATGAAGATTCTTCAATGGTTTCTTCTTCAACGTTTTGACGGCTATTGATATAAAACTCTTTG